GTAAGTACTTTACCTGTGCGGTATTCAATAAGGTCGCCTTTGGCTCTTGTCAATTTAGCACCATTCAAGTCAGCATACCTCAAGTCAGCATTACTCAAATTAGCACCATTCAAGTCAGCACCACTCAAGTCAGCATTACTCAATTTAGCATTACTCAAATTAGCACCATTCAAGTCAGCATCACACAAGTCAGCATTACTCAAATTAGCACCATTCAAGTCAGCATCACACAAGTCAGCATACCTCAAATTAGCACCATTCAAGTCAGCATCACACAAGTCAGCATTACTCAAATTAGCACCATTCAATTTAGCACCATTCAAGTTAGCATACCTCAAGTTAGCATTACTCAAATTAGCACCATTCAAGTCAGCATCATACAAGTCAGCATTACTCAAATTAGCACCATTCAAGTCAGCACCACTCAAGTCAGCATTACTCAATTTAGCATTACTCAAATTAGCACCATTCAAGTCAGCATCACACAAGTCAGCATACCTCAAATTAGCACCATTCAAGTCAGCATTACTCAAATTAGCACCATTCAATTTAGCACCATTCAAGTCAGCACCACTCAAGTCAGCATTACTCAATTTAGCACCACACAAGTCAGCATGACGTAAGTCGGCATTACGCAAGTTAGCTCTCATATCTTCCCAGCCTTCAACATCTTCACACAACCAATGTAAGTGGTTTTCTAAAATTTTATTTAATTCTTCTCCTGTCATTACTCTTACTCCTTTCCTATGTGCTTATCAAATATTTCTCTTATCTTTTGTATGTTCATCTCCTCAAACGCGTCTAATAAATCAAGCGCCTTTATTAATCTCTCGCACTCTTTAACGGTTATATCTCGTTCATATGCTAAATGCTTGAGTTTGGTTCTTAAGTTGTATGACATTTTTATTCCTTCTTATCACTCGTCAAATATTGTTTGCTGTCGGGTTGGCTATCGTATTAATCTTATTGGCTATCCTTTTGCTGAGGACTGGAAAGCCTTCTTCCTGTAGAATCTTAACTTTGCTCTTTAACGGTTTCACGTTGATGCATCCAAGCTCTTTATGTACTCTTTGAATCGAAGCATCCTCAAGGCTTGACGCTGAAACGAATGGTATCTGCTCAGCTGTGTATCCCATCTCCCTGATCAAGCAGCCTAACGTAATTGAATCCAAACCACCGACTGATACGTGGCAGTTAAGGCCTCGTCTCTGGGCTTCTTCGTAAAAGTCCTTGATTCTCGTTTCAGCCATCCTGCGTTTAATGCTATATGGAACTCTCTGCTTCTGGAGCATTATCTCATGTAGGTAAGCCTTATATCGTCTTGAGTTCTTTCCGCTCAACATTCACCTCTAATTCAATCGCCATCTTCTTCCTTTTCCTCCTTAACTGCATCAGCTATAATTTCAAGAATAAATCTATTCGCTTTCTCTTTCGTGAAACCTGAGTCCGTCAATGCCTTACGAAAGCCACTGACCACCGCTGAAAACTCATTAATAATGTCATTGCCTTTGCCGCTAAGTATCAGCTCTATTCTTTCTTCATCTTTGCAAACTGCTCTAATCATTAACCCTGTTCCTCCTTTTTGACTAATTTCATAAACTTATCTGTGATTGCTTTACCCTCTAAGCTCCTTATTGATTCATTAGGAAATTCGAGGACCATTGAACACCCTGTGATTCGGCTCACTATCCTGTCATCGTATCCAAGACCGCTGAGCCGCCCGAGTGGAGCATTGGAAGTATAAAGAGTAACCTTGCCCTGTTCATATCGGCGGTTGATGATGTTGAAAAACATGTTATTCCGCCAGTTGTTCGCCCCCGTCTGTCCAAGGTCATCAATGATGAGCACAGCTGGTTCAACATATCTCCTTAATACCTGAGCTTCACTCTCGCCTTTTTCCTTATCGTAGCTCTCTCTGAAGCTTTCAAGGATGTCCGAACCTGTGGCAAACTTAACTCTTACTCCCTTTGCTATCAGCTCGTTTGCGATCGCCGCACACATCCTGGTCTTTCCCGAACCTTTAGCATTTGACCATATGTATAAGCCGATATGCTCCTTCTGCATCTCGCTGAACTTATTAACGTAGCTGGTAGCGAAGTCCTTAACACTAAATGCTTTTCTTGAACCCTCAACACTCTGGTACAACTCAAGGCTCCAATCTTTCAGCATGATACCCTTATAGATACTCGGGATGTCGGCGAACTTGGTATCATTAGCGAACTTCGTGTTATCTCTTGACTCGCAGTTACATTTGCTTAGGAACTCATAAGTAACTCCGTTAATATCCTTGAAGCTTCTGATGTAACCGCTGTCCAGGCATTTAAAGCACTTAATATCCTTCGCACCCTTAAGGCTATCAATCAACAGCCTCTGCTGTTCCTCACATTCCTTAACTGTCATTCTATATGGTCGGTTATCCTGAAGCTGCTCGGCATTATTCTCGCTCAGATAAGTCACCACCGCTGTCTGCGCGTCTTTGTTCGTAGTACTCATATATCTTCTTCTGCCTCTCGTCTTCTTCCTTAACGTCATTAAACGTCTTAACCATCTCTTCAGCGCTTAACTGCTGAATGTCATATTCACTGTATCGATAGATTCCGCTCCTTACCCTCTCAGGAACTATTGACTCACCATCGAACCATTCAGCCGGAAATCCGTAATAAGGTGGGCTGTTTCTGTCTTCGAACAGAATCACTACTGGTTCAGCATCTGCTTTCTTTTTCTTCTCCTTTTTCTCCCAGCTCTGGAACACGGCTCGCCAGTTACTTATCGGCTCACCCTTAATAGTCCAGCCTTGGTTGTTGTAATAATCGAAGAATCGTTTAGGATCAATAGCCGACTGCCTCGCTTTTGCATAGTTATCAATATCCTCTAAGCTCGGTTTAGATAAAGAATAGTCATCTCTAGGCGAAGCCGTCTCTCTGTCTAAGTCTAAGTCTATATTCTTATTATTCTTATTATTCTTATATATTCTTATACTGTTGTTGCTTGTTTGTTGCTCGTTTGTTGCTTGTTTGTTGCTTGTTTGTTGAAATCCCTGTTGCTTGCTCTGATACGAATCGTAGTTAACCACCGTAATTAGGCGGTTTTTATTGGTTGAAATCTCTGTTAAATCGTTTGTTGATTTTAGCTTCTTTAGCGAAGTTCTTACTTCTTGAACGGATAATCCCGAAATTTCGGACAGTGATTCGAGTGAAGTGTAAAACTGTCCTCGGTCATATGGTTGCCCCTTCCAGTAGCCAGCCTTCCAGTTCGCTTTGAGGACACATACGATGAAGAGGTGGCACGTATTAACATCAGTGAACCACCGCCAGTTGATTATCTTTCGGAAGAGTTTAACGTATTCGCCGTCGTTTGCTTCATACATCTTCGAATATCCTTTCCGTATCAACTTTGTAGCCTCTGCCCCACTTACGATATGCAGTGATGACTCCGTTACTATATGTCGCTTTGTCATAAATGCAGATTCCGTGACCAAGAAGCCAGTCCATCGCAGTTATGATTCCGAGCTTTAATGCACAGTCATAGCAGTAATGGTGCTGATTATCATCATCGGCTATATATCCATAACCAAGATATGACTTGAGGTCTTCGCCGCATTTATCGCAAAAAGCATCATCAACCTCGTAAGTAATTCGTTTAATCATCAAGCTCGCCTCTTTCCAATCTCTCTTTTAAGTCCCTATAAAGTATCTCTCTAATCAATCGCCCACTCGTTTCAGCCTTACAGAAGTAAAGTTGCAGATTATATCGAACCTGCCAAGCCAACAGCGAAGCTAAGTAAGCATTCGGAGTGAATTTTGAACGGTACTTACCGTTGATAAGATTTTCCCAATTAGCATTTTCAACGAGTAAATAAATCCGTGCGCCCTGATCTGATGCCCTTATGAACTCTCTCTCGAACCTGTCCCTTGAATGAGTGAAGCAGCTAGCCAGCTCGTCAAGGTTCATTTTCCTTTCGACAACACATAAGCCCTTAACTGTTTCTTTTTGATCAAGAAGCCAGTGGCCGCTCGGGAGCTTGACATTGTAAGTGTAGTCGCCATAGCTTAATGTCGACCGCTCCCAAGGCGCTCCAAAGCTTTCATAGCGTTCCAGAGCCTTATCGGTTCGCTGTTCACGGCTGTCAACGAGAATCTTGAATGATTTAAGAGCATCCTTAATTTCGAATACATCCATAGGCTTACTTAAACGGAAGCTCGTTCTCAATGCCGTCCGGAATGCTCATGAATCCATCTGTCGGAGCTTCCATCGGAGTTCCCTTAGAGGCTTCATATTCGCCTATGAGGTTGTTCGGGATATAGTCATCAGGAACCGTGAAATCACCATTCTTGACTTTTTCCACAGTTACACAGAAGTTAACTTCGGGAGCGAATCCTGTCTTGCCATTAAATGACCAAAATTTATTGCGAATGATAAGCCCTAACTTCTTACACTTAAGCTTTGATTCGTCCCAATCCCAATGATAGCCGGCATTGCTTTCCTCAACGGCTTCAACGAAGGTCTTGAGCATTCTGTTCGCTCTCAGGTCCTTTTCGTCACCTGAGTCATCAGGCACCCACAGAGTATAGTTACCCTTCCACTTCTTATCCTCGTTAGTATTATCTTTATACTGATTCGTCCAATAATCTTTATATTCGCCCTCGGCGATATCGTAATGAATGATGATTCTTGCTCCGGCTGAACCTGATGCCTGAATGTAGTCTGCCGCCTTAATCTCGCAGATGTAGCCACCCGGTACTAATCTGTTACCACCCTGAGTCATCGCCTTTACTGAATCGTAGTTTTTTGGCTTAGTTATCATTTCTTGTTCTCCTTTTTTTAAAATTAAATATCGTAATATGCTCTTATGGCTGAATCGACAGCCTTGAGGTCGTTGGGTATCTCCAAATCGAACATATCCTCAGGTGACTTCGCTGTGCTTATTCCACTAGCCTGAGTTATGAATTTATGGTCGGCACAGTAGAGGACGATATCGAAACACCCCTCAACTGTCAGCTTTTCATCAAGCATCTTTCCGATGGTCTTTGCCTTTTCCTTACCATCCGCATCAATCTCGGTATGGTGGAGAAAATAAACTATCTTGTCCTCGATACTCGATTCATTGATCGCATGAATGAGACCTCTGAAGTTCTGAGCAATTTGCAAAAATTTGTCATATCCTTTTTCGCTGGAGCGGTCGAACAGCTCATTAGCCAAAAGATACTGAGTGTCATCTATCACGATTGACTTATACTTGCTCGTTTCGATTACTCTCAGAAGCCATGCGTATCTCGCACGATGAAGGCTTGCATAATCCTTTACGCCCTCAAAGCTTGTCGGAATCCTTGCGACTTTAATCTGTGACTTGAATGGAAGACGTCCCTTTTCAACTGAAACAACTCCAACTTCATCGGGATTAAATCCCTTAATTGAGTACGTCTTGCCACTTCCTGACTTTCCCATCACTAGAACTGGTATCATTTTAAAATCCTCCCATTTCTGTAAATCTTGAGCACCACATATCGGCGAAATGAAGTATCTGTTGAAGCTCTGTCTCGTAACCCTGTAAACTCCTACCCAACGGAGTATATAAGCCGTTATGATAGAGAATAGCATGCTCCTCTTCGGGAGTAAGCTCAATGAACCTCTCAGCGATCACTATCGACTTGATTTCGTGGTCGATTCCCAACAGCTCCTTATTCTGAATATATGGTTTGCTTCCGGATATATTGCCATTTTTCAACAGATTAGGAATATAAAATGGCTTACCGTAGTCGCCCATCTTACCAAGGTCATGCAGCAGGCCTGTAATGATTAATGACTCCCAACTGATTAATGGCGCTATCTGCTTTGCGATACAGACTGCAGTATCTGCCACATTAAGCGAATGTCTTGCCAAGCCACCCGGCTCAGCCAGATGATAGCTACCCGAACATGGAGCTTCATAGAATCCGCTGGCTTCCATGTAATCAAGCAACTTATCCATTCCAGGGCGATTGATACTGCCCAAATAGTCCTTAATTAATATCTTCGCTCCCTCAATTTCCGCTGAGTTCGAAGCGGTTAAATCCTCGAATAACTCTTCCATTTTCTACCTCACTTTCGCATTCATCTATGTCCCAATATTTTCCTACCTCTTCACCCTCAACCAAGATGATAGTTACATTTTTATGGAGCATTGAGGGATATACCTCTCTAACTTCTCTGTCCGTAAGAGGTGAAAACACTCCAAGCTTTTCAGTACAAGCTGATATAGCTCCCTTAATGGTTCGGCTATACTTCTCCTTGGCGGCGATGTTTTCCTCAAGCCTTGCGATTCTGTCGCTAAGAATCTCTTCGTGATCCTTATTACCCTCCCATTTCTTCAACTGACGTTTCTTATCGTTCAAAGTCATGCGGTATTCACTCAGAAGCTTTTCATTATAGCCGAAATACTTCTTATAAGTGGCTATACGTTCGCCTAAAGCCGCATAGATTTCGTTATTCAGTTCGTTCAGCTTACTGGAGAAGTTTTTATTAACTTTGCCGCAGAAGAAGAAACCTGAAAGGCTGCCGATTTTAACCTTCTTTCCCTCGTAATCCTTAATGATTTCGCCCAAAGTGCTCATTTTCGTACACCTCCGCTTCTTTGATTAATTTGTTTATTTTTTTCGAAACCTCAATGGTATCATTAGTTGCCCAATTTTTGTTAATGAACAACTCCTTAGATGTCATGCTCGGATATGATTCACAAAGCTCTGCTGTTACATTTCCGTTAGGCTCGAATCTTAAGCTCAACGATGGCGCTCTCAGCATCTTCTGATCAGGAGTTAAATGAGCACTTACGAACGTACCTCTCCCAGTTGGTGAGGACAAACTCGTTAACGAAATGGCCATCCCTGACCTCTCACTAATCGCCTTGAGCTTACTCGCCAGTATATGGAGATCTATTAAGTCGATAGGGCTTAATTCTTTATTCATATATCTAAATCCTCCCATGGATTATAATCGATGCTCTTATTATATCTATCCTCTTCCTCAGATTCCTTACGTCTGTTAGCCTCTCGATAAGTATTGAGATAAACATATCCGTCATGCTCTGCGAATACTTCCTCGATGTCTTCACCATCAATAAGTACTTTCTCGTCATCGTAGCCTTTAGATTCTAATTCCTGAATCAATTCCTTAACTGTCATTTATTTTTTGCTCCTTTCGTGTTATAATGACAGTACCCTGTAATATGGGTACAAAAATAATAAATAAATGCTATCAGTAACCAAGAATTGAGCCTCTTCACGTCCGTGATGGGGTTCTTTTCTTTTACTCGTGGTCCTGATCTAATAGCACATAGTCACCAATCAAGCCAACCGTCGTGCAAATTACCGCTGTTGCAAAGTCCTTAGCGACCACTCCGAGCATCATTCCGATGAAAGCCATTAATGTAATCAGCATGACTATGGCTTCCTCTTTTTTGCTTAGCTTAATCATTCAATCCCCCTCCCTTACTGCTCATAGTAGATATAGATATCTGCTTCCTGTCTGCCAAACCTGATGCACTCAGCCGGGTCACCAAGGTAAATATCAATAATTCCTGTCCCCATCCTCTGTGCCATTCGGTCATGAACATAGAAACGGCCGTAACCATTAATATTAATCCACTTATGCCACAGATTCGGATCATTACTCGCTACCGTGAAACCTCTTTGCGGATATATTCCATCGGCACATGGTGAACCAGTCCACTCATAGGCTGACAGTTTCTTATGCTCGTAAAAGTAATAAGGCTTACTCTGTCGCTCCAGCTCTTCCATTGCTGCCTTTCGGTTTACTTCAAGCTGTGCCTTGATAGCCGTTACCGCTTCATCAAGCTTGGCTCTTGCGTTCCCCAGATCTGGCGGACAAGCAACCATTGTAAAAGCAATGATGAAGGCTAAAAATGATTGCATTTTTCTTTTCTCCTTTCCTTAAATTTTAACGAAAAAGTAAAGCCCGATTTCTGCGGATGGGATTTCTAATAGTTCGCTCCAATGTTCGATATCACCACGGCTGAACCCTGACTTATTATTCAACTTTGCTGATACCGTAACCGTAGATGAACCGAGTGCTTTCGTGAATGCCGAGATAGTCCCGAACTTCTCAACGATTCGCCCTCTCAACTTACTATAATCGTACATCTTTGATCTCCTTTCTGTTTTCCTGTGGTTTTCGAGTTACATGAAAATTTTAAACTTTTTAATAAAGAAAAACAAGTAAAAGTTTATATTATTTTAACTTTTCCTTTGACTGTCCTATTTATGGAACAGATAAGGAAGCGACCACCAAGCCGCTCCCCTCAATAGGTTATTCAGTTTTTAAAAGTCAACCTCCGTGAAGTCGATGGCATCATATCCGAGTAGGTCGCTGTCCTCCTTATCAGGGAAGTCATAGTGGATTCTAAGCTCAACCTGATATCTCTTGTTTTTTAAACTATACCATGCTTTAGCTACCTTAATCGCTTCCGTTACGCTCTTACCCTCATATCTAAGCTCTTCCAGCTCAGTTGACTTGAGGTCATTGCTGAGAGTGGTATCCCATACTTCGAAACATATCATCATCTTATCTCTGTTAATTCTCTCGTCATCCTCATAAGCAGCTCGAACAAGTAAGTCGATTAAGTATCTTGGAGCTTCAGCTGTGAACTTCTCCCAATTCTCAAGAGTTCTCATTGGTATGCCGTATTTCTTACCGAAAGCTGTGCGGTTAAGTCCTATTCTTTCTCTGGTATCCTGGATAATGTGCTTCATAGTTTCCTCTCTTTCTCCCTGGGCTTAACCCCTCAGGGTGGGTTTATGATTATGCTATAGCTTCAAGAGTAGCTATCTCAAGAGCCTCAACCTGTTCCCAGGTGTAGCCGTACTGGTTAACCAGTATTTCAGCTTTACTATGACAGTAGATAGAAGCTTCCATAGTAGGATGAGTAGTAAAGTACTCTACAGCTTTCTTGTAAGCTTCTACAGCCTGATCCTTAAGGAACTGGTCTATATCAGCCTTACTATTAAATATAACTTTGTCTATGTAATATCCTTTATATTTTTTCATATTGTTTACCTCCCTTAGTGGTGTTCTTTGTTTGCTTCTTACACCTATTTGGTGGAATAGTCAACTACTTTTTCACCAATTTGGTTATTTTTTAGCAATTAAAAAAGCACCCACAACTCCCGAAAGAGTCATGAGTGCCTTATTAAAAGAAAAGAGAAGGGTATCTCATTTTAACTTGATGTAAATCCCTTTACCCTGAGCGCATATCCATCCGCCGTCAGTCCTTACCCAAATTTGAGACCCGATTTTTTTAACTTCTCGAACAGTTACCAACGTACCTTTTCGGTGACTACTCCTAATTGAACCGTTTACCGGAGCATTACGGAAATTAAGTGAGCTCGCAGTTATCTCATAGACCGCATCGATAACATAGCCGTAGGACACGCTAGAAGCCTCATTTAAGCCATTTGACGTAGTAGGCTGAGAATTTGGAGCGGTCTTTAAGAAAAGCTCCCTCTCGGCTCTTCTGCGGTTCGTTAATCCGGCTAAAGCTTTGCCATTGATGCCCTTATTGTATAGGAGAATGCATTTAGCGATTTCTGCCCTGGTTCGGGATCCTGATTTCAGCAGATTTTTCAAGCTGCCTGATCCACAGTTAAAAGTGAAACTAACTAAAGCGGAGAACTCATTCTCGTTCCAATGGTAAATATGATCATAAGAGCTAACTGCCTTTTCAGCATCTCCGAGGTCTGATCTAAGGAACTCCACCGCCTGATCTAAAGTGATCCGCTGTCCCAAACGTACTCCGTTAATGTGTCCGAAGCCTATGGTCGGTATCCCAACTGGATCAAGGTAAGCCGTTAATCTACATCCCTCGAAGTTCTTGACGAGATTAAGTCCATCATCATTTATCTTCATTCGCTTCACCTCCGTATTCAGGCATACCGATAGATATTGATGTTAATATGCTAACTATAAATCCCATCAGTCCGGCTGATATAACCATAAGCCAGTTAACGTCATGGAGGAAAGTGGCCGAGGTTGTAATCACGGATAGCATTGACTGAGCTAAAGTCCTGATTCCTCTGCCGATAGCCATTTCCCACCATTTCTTATCTTTAAGCCATTTCATTTATGAATCTCTCCTTTCAATTCATCAATCCGTATGAAGGCCGTCTGTAAGTCACGTTCAACGAGTGATATGCGCCTGTCCATGTTAGCTAAGTCCTTATTAAGTGATTTAATATCTGCCCGTGTTTCCGAAGTGTCCCGACCAACTTGATCTAATTTAGCGTTCAGATTAATCAGTGACTCTTTCAAACTCTCAAATCTCGAATCCAAGTCTTGTACGTCCTTCCTGCTGTCCCTGTGTCCGTTTCTAAAATAAGTTAAAGATGTAAATATTAAAGCGATTCCCGAAATAAGATAGCCGAGTGAGTTCATGCGCTCACCTCCTTAGCTGAATCTGAGAATGTAAGTTACTTTCATAGTCTTGTCGGCTGTCTTGGTGACCGCTGAATCAAGGTTGTTAATCGTGGCTATGTAATCAACATCTCTAAAAATTATCCTAGCTGAACCGCCTGAGCCGTCGTTGTAACAGAAGCCTAACAGAGGGTTAGCAGTCGGTGCATAAAATGGAACTGAGTCGCCATTAGTTGGATATGCTGAATGAGTCACTGCATCGACTACAAATTTTCCTGTGCCTGTGAAGTTGTAGAATCTTTCACCATTAAAGCAGAAAATAGCATTAGTCACCGTCATATCAAGTTCATAATTATTCGCTGTGTTAGCAAGCTCTATAAGGTATTTATCTGCAATGATATGAGTTGGACTTATTCCAACATTACAGTTATTGAGGTTAACGTCTGTAAGTCCAAGCTGAGTGAAGTCTATTGTCTGCCAAGTGCCTGTTTTGGTCGAGCAGTTGAAGTCGAGTATATAAGCCACTGAACTTCTTCCGAATGGTGCTCTGACTGTAAAGAAAGCATAAATATGGCTGTTGGCTGAATAGCTTACGCACATCTTATCATTAGTGTTGCTCTTCATTGCTTCAGGAATAGTCAGAGTTATCGTTTCAATTACTCGTCTTGTCACTGGCGCTATCGTGTCCCTCACATCCTGAGA